TAGTATAACCACTTACAAGCCATGTATCCTGCAAGCAATTATTCCATAGGCCTATATCGTAATAATTGTGTATTGTATAGAATATTAAATAATACACATTGACCTTCCCCTCTGTATCGAGTCAGAATTGGTCAGAATCAGTTTAATAATATTTGACAAGTCTATCCCGTTGTTGTATTTATAAGATATGGGAAAAGGAATATTCAAATTAGAAATCGACAAAGGAAGTTTAGACCGGATGTTTTCAGACCTTCCGAACGTGACTAAAAGAGCTACAGCTAACGCGCTTAATTTCACCACACGAAAGGTTAACAAAGCATTACGGGAACATTTAGAAACCACTTATCATATACCCAAAGAAGATACTGGTAAACCCGGTGGCCTTGTATCGCTTAAATTAGCAAACGCACACAGGAGCATTGGAGTGGCGACTATATTTATCAGGAGAAAAGGCCGGGATTTGTCAGAGTGGGGTACTAAACAAACAGATAAAGGGTTGATAGTCAAAGTCAAGGCCAGGACGGAATTAATAAAAGGCGGGTTTATCGCGCCAATGTGGAGAAAGGGATCTCAAAAAGTTGCAATGTCTAAGGGTAAGGGTAGACGTGCGGGATTGATCACACGTGTTTCTAAATCAGGGGAACCGTACAAAGCAGCAAAAAGGCAAGTAGAATGGGGGCCACAGATCGCAACTCTTTACACGAGCAAAGGTGCTAAAAAGGTAATGAACAAAACCATAGAGAAAAAATTTCAAAAGGAATTAGATAAACAGTTTAACGCGCAATTTGAGAAAAGGGGCCGGTGAATTGAATAGTACAATGACAGATTGGCAATCCACCAGCAGCAATTACAATTATTTTAAAATATTACATACCCATTATCAACCAAATGCGGGCAACCGCTAAATCCGAGAAAGGGATTTATTAGGATTTAGTGAAAGTGGGTATGTATGAGCACTGGGTATATTAGCTAAAGGGTGGAGACCTAATGGCGAACGTTTAACGTACACGGCGAATATACTCAGTGTGTACGTTTATTTATAGTAGGAATTATTTTAAAAGGGGCCGGTAGTGGCAACAAAAAAAAGGAAGCGCAAGAAGAAAGCCGAAATACCAGAAAAAAGCATAAACATAATATTAGAAGAAATAGATGAACACTATCCGGATGAATTAATCACACGTGCTGAATATGCAATCCGCAAAGGAGTAGCAGGGCGGACCATAGGTAAATACGTACAGTCTGGAGTTATACCCCTATGGGATAATAAAATATGGCCGGAGGAGGCAGACAGAAAATTAGATATATTTTTAGTGGAGCCGTTAGGGAGTGGACGGATTGAAAAACATGCTATATCTAATGAAGGCGCAAGTATTCGCAAAACAAAGCAAAATAATATCACCTATACGGAAGCGCGAACAGAAGAAAAGAAATTAAAAATAAAACTACTTGAATTAGACGTTGCATTGAAAACAGGCCAAATGGTTTTAGCTGAAGACGTGGAAAATGCCGCGTTTAGTGCCGCAAGGGAAATACGGGATAGAATGTTAAATATACCGGATCGCGTGGCGGCTATTGTAGCAGCTGAAACGGATGAAGTAAAGGTGCGCGACTATATCCAACGTGAAATAGAAAATGAATTAACATCGGTTTTGCAAAAGAAGTTTAACCCGTCAGAAGTAGAATAATATGTTTGAACCGAAACTATTTAATTATATTATCATGGGGTTGTATTTTGTTAATGCAGGGTGGTGGTTGTGGCATAAATCATATGCAGATACTTGCTATTGGTTATCGGCACTTGCTATAACGGGAACTGTTACGTTTATGTACGATAGATGATGAATTTAGTATTTAACAGGGTATGAACTAGACAAAGACTATTACGATGTAGCAATGAAACGGTTTAACGCGCACTGCAAGCAATTACAATTATTTTAAATATATATAAATGGTAAGAAGAGTCACGGAAGCAGAATCAGCTTATAATGATGCGTTTGGAAAAGGTTTAAGACTCGACCCCAAACAAAACATTTCGGAATGGGCGGACGAAAACGTTATCCTATCATCCAAAGGTTCCGCTGCCCCTGGTAGATATCAAACATCACGCGTTCCATTCACAAAAGAAATCATGGATTGTCTTAGCCCTTCACACCCTTGCGATTTCGTTGTTTTTATGAAACCTGCTCAAATCACAGGAACACAATTAATATTAAACTGGAATGGGCATAGCATAGATTTATCGCCCGGCCCTTTCATGATCGTAGAACCTACAGTGGAGATGGCAAAAAAATTAAGTAAGCAGCGTTACCAAGAAATGATACAAGATTCCCCTGTATTACGTGAAATCATACCACCATCCAGAGAGAAAGACGGGGGCAACACTCTTTTATGCAAAGAATACCGGGGCGGCGTTACCGTCTTAACCGGGGCCAATAGTGCAAGTTCTCTCAGAATGTTACCGATACGTAATTTGGCATTAGATGAAGTGGACTCTTACCCGTTGGATTTGGAAGGAGAAGGCGATCCTATAGCATTAGCGGTAAAACGTACAACAACATTCGGACGCCGCCGTAAAATATTTATCTTATCCTCTCCAACAGAAAAAGAAAATTCCAGAATAGAACGCGAATATTTAGAATCAGATCAAAGGAAATATAACCTCCCATGTCCGCATTGTGATTACATGCAACACCTACAATGGTCCAATATAAAATTTGAGAAAAACGAAAAATATGAACTAATATCAGAGGTAACTTATATCTGTGATTCGTGCGGGTGCCATATTGAGGAAAGACATAAAACCGAAATGTTAACAAGGGGTAAATGGATTGCGGAGAATACCGAAAACGGGAAATGTCCAGGGTTCCACATTAACGGTTTATACTCTCCATTAGGTTGGTTATCGTGGGAGGATATAGTTTTAGAGTTTTTGAAATTTGAGAAACTAAAAGATGAACCATTATTAAAAACATGGACAAATACCGTATTGGCCGAAACATGGGAAAGTAAAGGGGCAAGCCTTGAATATAGTTATCTATTTAATCGACGGGAACCAGTACAACCGGGCTTAAATCCTAACATTGTAATGCTAACAATGGCGGCGGATGTCCAAGACGATAGAATAGAATGTGCTATTGTGGGGTGGCGTTCCGGTGAAGAGTGCGACATAATAGAAACCAAATATTTAATGGGTAGCCCGGCGGAACTAACGGTATGGGATAATCTCCGCGAATACATAGGGAAAACTTTCAGCCACCCCAAAGGCCAAATGCGAATAGTAGCAACGGCAATAGATACCGGGGGACACCATACAGCCGAAACATACGCATTTGTTAAAGCTTCCGACTCATTAAGCGTTTTTGCCATTAAGGGATCATCTACTCCTGGGTCCCCTATATCCGGTAAACCTTCAGTACAAAAAAACGGCGTTAATTTATACATGATCGGTACAGACACCATTAAAAACTTATTATTTGCGCGTCTGTTGATCGAGGAAGCGGGGCCGGGTTACGTTCATTTTCCTATGAGTTTAGACGAGGAATATTTTAAACAATTAACAGCGGAAAAACGTAAAGTTAAATTTGTAAAAGGGTTTAAAAAATACGAATGGATAAAAACAAGAAAGCGTAATGAGCAATTAGATTTAATGGTATATAACATAGCTGTTTTAAATATAATTGCTTTTGTGATTTATCCGTCCTTGACAATTTACCAAATGTTGGATAGCTTACAAGGTTATAAGGAAAAAGTAGAGTACCAAGCAGTTAAAAAACGCCGTAAAAAAAGGCAATTAACGAAAGGGGAACGGATCGAATGAGCACAGCTACAACATTATTAGGACTATACGAAGACGCAATAACCGCTGTTTTGTCCGCCCAAAGTTACACAATCAATAACAGGTCTGTTACCCTTGCAGATTTGGCAGATTTAGAAAAGGGCCGGGATAAATACAAAAAAGAAGTAGACCGAGAGGCACGTGGCGGTGGTATGCGGGCCGGTGCGTTTACCTGTGTGGATAAATAAATCATGGATAATAAAACAAAAGCATTATATAGCCTGGAGGTTGAATGTAAAGTACATTGCTTAGCCGTCATGTGTGTTAATAATATTGGTGAAGTGTGTAATTTAAAAGGTGTAGCGATTGACGAAACCGGGAAATGTGCTGGATTAGTTTTATTTAAGCCAAAAAACAAAAAGGATGATAAGGAAGATATTGGATAATGGACAAAGAAAAAATAGTCAAGTTTAATTCTCTTCCGCCTTTTGCACAAAAGCAAAGAGTAACCAAAGGGGGTAAATTTTCCGCGCGTTCTGGTACGTATTTCGGCGGATCATCTACCCGGCGTGGTACGGTTGGATGGAGACCGCCGCAAAGTGACGCAGACGGGGACACGTTAACAGATAGACAAGCTATTGTTAATCGGTCACGTGATTTAATTAGAAATGCACCTATTGCCACTGGAGCTATCAACACTAATGCTTTACATGTGGTAGGGTCCGGGCTAACGATGCAATCAAGATTAAATCGCCATGTATTAAAACTAAATGAAAAGGAAGCGGCCCAGAAACAGAATTTAATTGAAAGCGAATGGAAATTATGGAGTAATAACCTTGATTGTAGCTATAACCGTAAAGGGACCTTTAACGATAATGTTAATTTAGTTTTACGTGGTGCGTTGGAATCCGGGGACATTTTCGCATTATTGCCCTATGAAATGCGTAATACAAGCCCATACGGCCTAAAAATTCAATTAATTGAGTCAGATAGGGTATGTAATAGAGGCGATATAACAAACACTAAGAATCTAGCCGGCGGCGTTCATACTAGTAATAAAGGCCAGCCAGTTTCATACGATATACGAACAACTAATCCAGGAACGGAAAAGAGCCATGAAAGAGACTGGAAAACGGTGCAGGCGTTTAGCCCAACTGGTAGACGTAGAATATTGCATATATATGAGCAATTACGCCCGGATCAAACACGTGGTATGCCTTATTTAGCCCCAATAATCGAAATAGTAAAGCAATTAAGCAAATATACTAATGCGGAAATAGCCGCCGCCGTTGTTAATTCATACTTTACCGTTTTTCTAAAATCTCCAGATGGTGATACGGAGTTAAGCCCGTATGCCATGACGGAAGAAACCAATGCGGCGACAGACGATCAAGATTATAAATTAGGCATGGGCGCATTTATTACCCTATCCAATGAAGAGTCTGTAGAATTTGCAGACCCGAAAAGACCAAACAATAATTTTGATGGGTTTATGCAATCTATGTTAAGGCAGATTGGCGCGGCGTTGTCAATACCTTACGAATTATTAAATTATCAATTCAGTTCGAGTTATTCCGCGAGTAGATCAGCCATGCTATTAGCGTGGAAGATGTTCAAGGCCCGGCGTACATGGCTAGAAACTCATTTTTGTAATTTAGTATACGCTGCATGGTTTGAAGAAGCTGTATTATCTGGACGTGTACCCGCTCCTGGATTTATGGATGATTTTGCAATACGTGCGGCATACCTTGAAAATAAATGGGTCGGTCCTTCACCGGGACAAATAGACCCGACCAAAGAAACCACTGCCGCCCTTGATAGAATAGGTGGTAGATTATCCACTATAGCGGAAGAAAGTGCAGCAATTGGCGGTGATTTTGACAGGAACATAGAACAAACAGCGTATGAAGAAAATACAATGGACGCGTTAAATGTCAAATATATCGGATTAGGAGCGCGTGGAAGTACAGGTGCATTAATTGCAAATGCTGAAGCAACCCAAAAGGCTAACACAAGTGAAACCCCGGAAGAGTCCGATGACAATGACGATGAGGACCCGGACAATTCAAGTAAAGGAGATAAATAAAATATGATAAATAACAATTTACTTTCACCTCTTTGGGCCATACTTCCAAATTATGCAAAAACAATATATGATATGCATGATAAGCAATTGGAATTTTATGCCAAACAAAACCCGGAAGAGATGAAAGATAAATTTAATTGTAACATTAATATTAATGACCAGACTATCGCCCCGGAAACTTTCACCATCCAAGAGGGTATAGCGATTTTACCGATAACAGGAATGGTTATTCCAAAGAGTGATTTTTTTACGTTATTCTTTGGCGGATTCGCCGCGTTAGATATTCTGGAAAGAGATTTCCGTATATTATTGGGGCGTGAAGATGTTCATACAATCGTTATGGATATTGACAGCCCCGGCGGCAATGCGTTCGGCGTTGAGCAGTTTGCTAATTTGATATTTGAGTCCCAGAGTATTAAATCGATTGTTTCTGTAACATCCGGCATGATGGCAAGCGCGGCTATGTGGATTGGTGCGGCGGCCCATAAAACCTTTATAACGGGAGAAGTTACCGTAACCGGATCAATAGGGACTGTTACCACGCATACCGATATTTCTGGACTTAATAAAATGATGGGTATTACCCAAACGGAAATTGCCGCCGGGAAATTTAAGCGCGTTCCCTCTGCATTGGCTCCGTTAAGCGAAGCGGGACGTGCGGTATTACAGAGCCAAGTTGACCAAGTTAACAAAGCTTTTATATCTGGTATAGCAAAATTTAAAAATATAAAACCTCTTGCCGTCAATAAAATGGCTGAGGGTAAAGTGTTTATTGGTTCGCAAGCTATAAAGATTGGTTTGATAGACGGTCTTTTAACTATGGATCAATTATTTGATAATATTGGTAATGGTGCTGGTAATGGTGCTGGTAATGGTGCCGATATAACAAAGGTCATAAAAGATAATAATTTTAATTCTTTAAATGGAGGGCAAAAGATGACGTTGATTGAACAGATAGCACAAATGAAAACGGAAAATGTGGACTTGTATAATGCCATGATCGAAAAAGGCAAGATAGAAGCAAAGGCGGAAATAGAGGAAAGTCTAACGGATGTTAAAGCCGCTGAACATGCCAAAGGTGTTGAAGCTGGAAAGGTTACAGGCCGTGACGAAGGTATTTTGGCAGAGCGCGGAAGGATTTCCGATTTACAGGCCCTTTCTAATCCTGGATGTAAAGAAATGGTAGACAAATTTATAACAGATGGGAAGACAACTGCTCCGGAAGCGGCGGTAGAAATCCTGAAAGCTCAAAACACGTCTAACGCTACCGCATTGGAAACCCTTGCTAAAGGTTCCCCTGATGCCATGAGAGTTGACAATAGTAACATCGATCAGACAGACGATAGTAAAAAGGGACTAAAAGCGTTGGTAGCTGATTACATGTCCGAACATAAATGTAGCAAGGGAACCGCTATTACGGAATGTAGCAAGGCGCACCCGGAAGCGGAAAACGATTTCATTGAAATTGTTAAAAAGAAAAAGTATTAATTAAGAAAACAAGCAAAAAGTTAATTAGTGGAATTATAAAATAAATTTTTTATCTTAAAAGGAGGTTTAGAAAATGGGAACAAGCACAAGCCCGAAGACGTTTACAGCCAGTGAGGCGATAGCAAAGAAATTAAGAGTATCTATTGTGGCAGCGTCCTCTACCGATCCTGTAGGCGTTGAAATAGCAGACGCAACCACGCACGGTATAGGTATCAATGAAGTAGTGGTAGCCAGTGGCGATTTATGTGCTATTGATTTGTTTAGTAGTGGTAAATCGAATGAAGTAGTAGCCGCTGGAGCGTTTGCGGTTGGTGCAACTATCTACCCTGCCGCCGGTGGTAAAGTAGATGACGCAGTGTCAGGCGTTCCATTGGGTATAGCCGTTGAGGCGGCCACCGCAGACGGTGACATAGTGGAAATTATACCTGTCGTGAATACCGATACATAAACAAGTGACATGACTCAAGCAGGGAGGGGGTGCGAAATATTCCACCCCTACGGAGCTTATCAAACCCTTTCCCCGCCCCGGTTTAAAAAAGAAACGAAGAATATTATTTTGTATTTAAATAATCAGTCAAAAGGAGGTTTAAAAGATGCCTAGTCCAGAAACAACGGCCATCGTCAGAAACGATTTAGGAACCATAGCGTGGGAATATGCTATGGAAGCGTCAAGGCGCGGATTTGTAGGAGGTAAAATATTTCCTACATTTGAAACGCCAAAAAAAGAAGGAGAATATCCATTAATCACAGTGGAAAGTTTCCTTAAAACACAGAGTACAAGGCGTGCGCCACGTGCAGCGTATCAAAGGAGTGATTATACTTTCGAAAACCAGTCTTATAGTTGTCAGGAAGACGGTTTTGAAGAATTGCTTGACGATTCAGAGCGTACACTATACGGAGACGCACAAATGGACGCGGAAGCAATCGCAGTCATGCGTGCTATGGATGTGGTTTTACGTAAACAGGAATCAAGGCAGATTACAATGGCCCTTGATACCGGATCAATCGGTAATGCGGCGGCGGCGGTTGCATGGAGTACGGCGGCTACAGCAACGCCACGTATAGATGTATTAGCAGCAAAAGAGGCCATGAGATCAAATTTTGGTGTTAAGCCTAACTTGATGGTAGTCTCAGACGCAAGTAAAAACGATTTACTTTTGACCGCTGAAATCACAGACGCGCTAAAATATACTAACCCTATTGAATTAGGCGGAGAGGAAGCACAACTAAGAACATTGGCGCAATATTTTGGAGTCGATGAAGTGGTAGTAGCAGACGCACAGACAGACAGTGCGAAAAAAGGCCAGTCTAAATCTTTAACGGATTTTTGGACCAATACCATAGCGGGTTTGTACAGGGTATCCAGTAACAGAGATTTGAAAGACCCTAGTTTTGGGCGTACTATGTTATGGACGGGAGACAGTCCACAAATAATGGTAACAGAACAATACCGCGCTGAATCTAGCCGTAGTGATGTGTTTAGAGCAAGGCAGAATACAGATGAAGTTTATACGTTTGTAGGTGCCGGCCGTTTGATTACTGGTGTGTCGTAAACGGTAATTAGTAATAATTATTTATCATTCGAGTGGTTAATCGGGCGGCTTTTTGTCCTTTCAGCTATCCTGGTTAGCTACTCGAATTCCTTTCTAAACCAAAACAATGACATTACGAAATCGGATAGTATCAGATATAAAAAATGTTTTCATGAATAATGAACAATTCGCGGACGATTTCATAAACGCCCGAACAGGCTTAACTATATCCGTATTATTCGATAAAGAATTTATAACATTAATTGAAGATGTAGAAAGTTTAACCCCGGCGATTACATGCGCAGACGAAGATATTCCCGGAGTCATACACGGTGATATCTTTACCGAGGTTTCAACGTCTATGGCTTATAGCGTAACAGGTAATCAGCCGGACGGTACAGGTATTACATTATTAATACTATCGGCGGATTAAAAACAAAATGGCAAATTTACCATTTGGCTTAAATATAGATTATAAATTCAGGGTAGCACGGGGAGAAGTACCAGGGGCAATAATATTTACAAAGTATGGTAAAAACATAGACATTGATACAGGTACGGTGCCTCAAGATGTGTGGAATGGAGTTGGTATATATACGGGATTTCCACTAGGATCATCTGAAATCTTAGAAATATTTTCTTCAGATGCCGCTGACACGTCAGCGGGTACAGGCGCAAGGACAGTTAAAATATATAACCTTATAGATAGTACAGGCGCAGAGGCTGATCCTATAACGGTAACACTTGCGGGAACTACACCAGTTGACGTACATACATCAAGCCTCTATTATCGCGGGGGGTCGAGAATGCGAGTATTAACAGCGGGGTCAAGTGGTTTTAACGAGGGTGAATTAACATTACGACATAAAACTACAACGGCTAATATTTTTGCTGTAATGCCATCGGTTAACAATCAAACAGCTATTGCAGCCTATACAGTACCATTAGGTAAAACATTATACATAGATAGTGTCAACGCTCGTATAGGCAGAGCAAGTGGTGCGGCTGGTAGTGCGGTGATGCGATTACTTGCAAGGCCATATGGTGGCGTGTTTAACGCTGTGATAAATCCAGAAGTGACAACAGAGGGACCATATCATAATGATGCCACATGGTTTACTTTTTCAGAGCGCACTGATATAAAATGGAATTGTGCTGACGTGTCTGATAGTAACACAATAATATCCGCAGAATTTAACGGTTTGCTTGTTAATAATAGTAATTAAATAATATTTTTTAGACTGGTTTATTAATACTTGATTTTTTATTAATTTAACTATAATTGTGGGTATATTATGACAAGGGCAAAAGAGAAAGAAATAATTAGTTTGGCGTGTTTTTCCGCAATTATAGCTATTTTAATATTTAGCTTTACAGGGTGCGGAACCCTTCAGGATATGCCCAGAGAAACCAAAGTAGTATTAACGTATGAAAGTATGGGGGCGGTAATTGGAACCGCATTACCAACCCTCCAGGAATTATGTAAAACCGGAGCTATGAGCGCAGAAGATTGTATAGAGGCTAAAGATTTATATAACGAAGCGGTTTCGATATATAAATTTTTAGGGGATGGTGCTATAATAGCCGTTGATACCGGGGATGAATCAAGTTATAAAATAATGGCCGCTAAGTTGATGGAATTATTAGCACAAATACAAGCATATGGAAAAAGTTAGATCGCTTAAACTTATAATGAAATTAAATTTTGATCGAGGGGTAGAAAACATGGGTTACAATCAAGTAATACCACTTGTGGGAGCGTTACTCGAATTAGGCTTTAAGATTGCGGACATGATTGAACAGGCTGTAGAAATAGACCCAGCGGATAAGGAAGCATTGAAACAAAGAATTAAAGCTGCACAGGCCGGGGTTAAGTATTGGCAGGACGGCACATTTGGGGATTCTAAATGAATTATATAGCTGGAACGTATTGGGGTAAAGTGCCGCGAGGATGGGGATATGAGGTTCGTGTCGATTATACAGAAGCGACAACAGGAAAGATAAAAAATGAAGTATTGCTGTTTTTGACTGACCCGAAAAACTCAGAAATCACAACTATAATTAATGAAAGAAAAGTAAGGCTTGATGCAGAAGTTATTGAAGAAAAAGTGGAAACTATAATTGTTTCTCAAGGAACAAAAACCTTAATTGAAGATAAAGACAAATTAAGAGAAAAATCTTTAAAGTATATAGTAACAAATCCGAAAGCAGTATATAGTGATTATAAAACATGGTGTGAATTTTTAACATGGGAATCTAGCTTATTGGCGCAACGGATAGTATACGATTATTACCAGAATTTATGGGAAAGAAAATTGACGGATATTGTCGCAAAAACAGAAGCGGAAATGTATGTTGTTAACAGGGATTTTACTTTATCTATGACAGTTGAAGAACTAAAAAAGGAAATGGGATAATATGGCAACATTTACGTCAACAGGTACAGGCGATTGGGATGATGGGGGTACATGGGGGAATACTTCTCCTGGTGCAAAAGGCACGGATTGGCCCGGGCTTGCTGGTGATATAGTTAACATAGGACATGATGTATCATACAACGTATCTGAAGCTAATGAACTTGCACAAGTTACTATTAATTCAAGTGGTATTCTTAATTTCCTTACTACTGCTAATACAAAAATCACATTAGGTCATGATGACATAAGGGTTAATTCTGGAGGCGAATTTCGGGTAGGAAAATCAGGAACGATAATAGGAACTGCATATACAGCAGAATTAGTATGGAATACGACAAGTGATAATGCAAAAGGTATCTACGTTGCAGATGGTGGCATTTTAAATATATTTGGTGATACTACGTATTATGGAAGTGATGATGAAACCGCTTTAGAAGATGATGCAGAAAATACAGACGATGATACGTCTATAATAACGAAGCAGGATATGTCTGCATTGTGGAATATTGGTGATGAACTTACGATAAAAGTTGAAGATGCCGGCGATAGTACAAGTTATATTGATGCAATAAAGCTAGGCACTATCCAGAGCATGAGCGGAACTACTATTGTACTGGATATAAACATTAATGCAGATACAGGGGCAGGGGACACATGGGAAGCACCTGTCGTTAATATGTCAAGAAATGTAGTCTTGTCGAAACTGAGTTCTGATACAGGAATAGGCGATTATAATTCAAACAGGCCACGCATATATGATCTTAATGCAAGTGGGAATAATAATTGTATTATCAATAATGCTCAAGTAACAGGTTTTCATAGTATTAATTCTGGCTATGATTTTCAATTCATTGAATCAATAATTCGCAATGGATTGTATGGCTTTTATTCTGGTTCTAATCATATAATAAGTGGGAATGTGTACAGTAATCAATATGGCTTTTATACTGGTTCTAATCATATAATAAGTGGGAATGTGTACAGTAATCACCGGGGCTATTATTATGGTTCTAATCATATAATAAGTGGGGATGTGTACAGTAATCAACATGGCTTTAATTATAGTTCTAATCATATAATAAGTGGGAATGTGTACAGTAATCAATATGGCTTTAATGCTGATTCTAATCATACAGTGAGTGGAAATGTGTACAGTAATCAACATGGCTTTTATTATGGTTCTAATCATACAATGAGTGGAAATGTGTACAGTAATCAACAGGGCTTTAATTCTGGTTCTAATCATATAATGAGTGGGAAAATAGGTTATGACTCTACAGATACATCACTGCCAAACACAGTTGCAGATTTTTTATTCAAGGATGGCCTTATTATATTGCGTGTGGCAAAACTACCTTCTGGAGGGCTAGTGTTTAGCAGTCGTGGTGGTGGTGGTGAAACAGGAGTATTATTTTCCGAAGATCACAATCAAGTTATAGGTGCGTCATTTGCTTATCATTCACATGGTGATGTTATTAAGAATACGGTTACTGTACGCAGTGGCGGAGCAGATAATTCAATAGAAGTAATACCGTTAGCAACAATGAGCATAAAAAACTATGTCAAAATATTTGAATGGGCAGAGTTCGGCGTACCGGCATCGAGTCAGACAAGATCAACTTACATGAAAGGTGAAGCGTGGACAACATGGCCTACTGCGACAGAATTATATTTTGAAGCAGAATATTTTGATCACGCTACCAATGTAACAAAGACAGTTATTAAATCAACTACTGTTTTAACTGACAACACGACATGGGAACAATTTGATGTGACGTTTACACCGGGGCGAATCGGCAAAGTTAGATATAGAGCATATTTAAAAGTGTACGAAGCTACGGCAAAAGTATACATAGATAACCAATTGGGATAATATGGCAATTAATACAGAAGATATAAATGGACAGTCAGTTTTATTGCAGGCAGAACAAGAGCCTCCATATGATGCCAAGTCATTAAATGGGCAAAGTTATTTGGTGGTTAAATTTGCCCCAACAGGTGGTGGTACATTGACAATATCAGTTGCAGATTGTATACAACAAAAAGCACTTTTAGTTTAACAGTTTAAATTAATTAAATAAAAAGGAGGGTAAAATATTGGAAAATATAACCAAAGAAGGAGTTGGAATCAGAGGGTTTTTCAGGTTAAAAATTAAAGAAGATGGGAAGGTTGTAGGTAAGTCCGATTGGCTTGAAAATATAATGACGAATGTAGGTGTTGAAAAATTTATGCACGCTTTTTCAGGAACTTCCGGGACCTTACAAGTGTCTCATGTTAGTGTTGGTACTGGTGGCACTCCAGCATCAAACGCAACTACTCTTCCAGGCGAAGGGTTGGAGGCAAGTAAGAGGGCGGCAGTTTCGCTAGCGTCAACACTGAGAGCCGCAAGTAATGGTACCTCAACTATGCAATTTGCCGCGACTTTGGCCAGCTCTGATAGTTTCATTACAGCAGCTCAAAATATTAGTAATATTGGTTTGTTTAATTCGGTTACATCTGGATCGTTGATGGCAGGCAACACTTACACAAGCTCCGCGCTTGCTACAAATCAGAATATTGAAATGTCTTATCAGATTAGACTTAATTAATTAAAAACAGATTATTATGAAAGGATATCTGTATGGACAACATAAGCAAGATAATAGAATCCAATAAATCTATTAAGTTAGATTTTGGATGTGGAGCCAATAAACAAAAAGGGTTTATTGGTATGGATAAACGAGAATTACCAGGCGTTGACATTGTGCATGACTTAGAAGTATTTCCGTATCCATTACCAGATGAATGCTGTTCATCAATAATGGGCAGTCATATAATAGAACATATTAAGCCTGAATTTTCAATATCGCTGATGGATGAATTATGGAGAATTATGAAGGTTGGGGGGCAGTTAATGTTATCTACTCCTTATCCTGGTTCTCAAGGATATTGGCAAGACCCGACACATTGCAACGGGTGGAATGAAGCAACATTTCAATATTTTGATTCCAGGTTTCCATTGTATAATATTTATAAGCCGGAGCCGTGGAAGATTGCGGACGGGTTTCCGTGTTGGCAGTCAAATGGAAATTTGGAAGTATTGCTTGAGAAAGTAGCAGAAAGGGCAGGGGTGAAAGATGCCATTGTATAAAGCGACAAAACCGATACAGCAAAGAATCATGGTTGGAATACCAATGACAGGCTTATTACGCTCCGAATGGGTGATGGCTAGATATAGCCAGGTCGTTCCGTGTAACTGGGGTCAGGTCGATGTAATCAGATGGCTTGATCCACATAGCCCACTTGGTTATGCGGTTGCGGATGCAAGAAACATTGTCGCAGACGAAGCGTTAAAAGGTAATTTTGAATGGTTGTTTTTCATTGACCATGATGTGGTTTTGCCAATGGGTACAATTCTCAAAATAAACGAATACATGATTAAGCCACAGGCCCCAATAGTATCAGGTTTATATTTTACAAAGTCTGTACCCTCTGAACCTTTGATTTATCGCAAAAGAGGCACTGGATATTATGCAAATTGGAAGATGGGCGATAAAGTTTGGGTTGATGGTACTCCAATGGGTTGTACTTTAATTGATGTAAAATTATTAAAAGCGGTGGCGGATGAGGTTGAAGAATACATAGTAGAAGGGCGTAAAGTAAAACGTATTTTTGAAACTCCATCAAGGGCCGTATTCGATCCTGAAACTAATGGCTGGAATAACTCATCCGGGACTGAGGACTTGGAATTTTGCTCAAGGGTCATTGAGCATGGATTGGTTGAGAAAGCAGGGTATGAGGCAAAAGAATATCCATTTATTCTGGACACTTCTTTATTTTGTAAACATATAGATTTTAGTGGAGTACAGTATCCAAGCAGAGGCGAAGAATTGGCGTTTATGAATTATAAGGATGATGCAAAGGTAGGATAATATATGGGCGCAACGATAACAGAAAATATAACGATTATATTAAACCCACTGACACCGTTAGTGGTTAGTGTAAATGATCAATTAGCAGTGTCAGAGAATGTTGCGAATCGTGTTAAATCTTTTATTAATGTTAATGAGAGTATAAGTGTTGTTGATTTCCCTATCAATCGGATTAAATCTTTTGTAAATGTCAATGACCAGGTTTCAATAATAGAATTTATTGATGCAGCTCTTACGGGTGTATCTGATTTAAGTATAAACGTAAATGATCAAATTGCAATTAATGAGCAGATTACAAATAGTCTGAGATCATTTATTAATGTTAATGATGGAGTATCTTTAACAGAATTTATTGATGCGGTTATAGTTGCAATTTCAGCTTTAAATATTAACGTAAATGATACGTTTGCAATCAGTGAAAATATTGCAGCTTTTTTACCGTTCTTATCAATAAATACTTCAGAAGATATTGCAATAACCGAACTCATTGCAAATAGTCTGAGATCGTTTATAAACGTCAATGACCAGGTTTCAGTAACAGAATTCATCGATGCGGTTATAGTTGCAATTTCAGCTTTAAATATTAACGTAAATGACTCCGTTACCATAGCCGAAGCCATAACAACACGCTTACCGTTTTTATCAATAAATGCAAGTGAGTCCGTATTAATAACCGAGTCAATCAGTAATAGCTTAAAATCATTTATAAATGTCAATGATCAGGTAACTATAACAGATGAAAATATTGTAATCATAGCCGATATATTAGATTTGATAATATCTGTATTTGATCAAACAACAACAACGGAGCAAGTAACAACTTTATTGGAAGCATTGGTGAGTGATATAATCAGATTTAATTTATGCATAGATCAAGAAAAATCTTTTGAAATGGAGCTTTAATTATGTCAACTGCAAATACGGAAATCGTGGAAGAAGTACATGTTGGCGACATTGGAACAATAATGGAAACAACGATAAAAAATGATAATGTCCCGGTTGATATTTCCAGTGCGATCACAAAAAATATATTATTAAAAAATCCGTCTGGCACTTTACTTACAAGACCTGGTGTTTTTATAACAGATGGCACAGATGGCGGATTAAAATATACAGCAATTGCGGGCGATCTTGACGAATCTGGAGTATGGCAAATCCAAGCATATATAGTTATTTCAACCGGTGAATGGCATTCTGATATTAAAAATATGAGTGTGTTTCCGAATCTAACATAAAAAATGGCAAACTCAAGACGGCAAAGAATTATCACTGAATTAATTTCAATATTCCAAAAAAATACGAAATTATATGGACATAAAACGAATTTAGGATCAAATGTTTTTGAGTGGAAATCAACCCCGTTCCAAGAGATTGATTTGCCCGGTATGGATTTGCGAGACACGCAAGAAGTGGTTGAGGTTAAAGGATTACAACATTATTATACTTTAACAATTGAAGTTGAAGCAAGAGTACAGGCAAGTACATCAACATCAACAGCAAGAGAGGTCATAGCCGATATTATAACTGTCATAGGCCAGAACTGTACCCTTGGCGGATTAGTAATTAATTTAAAACCAGTACAGAACGCATTACTAGATTTTGAAAAAGCGAATAAGAAACTTGGAACGATATCAATGGTATTTGAAGTGGAATATATAACAAAAGCTTTTAAACCTTATGAATAAAGGAGTATGAAAAATGGCAACGACTGATATATTAATAGGCGGTGGGAGAGTATTTTTTAATGATGGTGGCCAAGACGGAGCCGCCGGGAATGGATACCTTGACATGGGTAATATTCCCGCGTTAGCGATCCAAAAAGCAATAACAGAAATTGAGCACTTTGGGTATAATGCCACAACTCGATCAAGGCAGAAAGATTTAAATATTGTAACAGATATTGGTATGTCTTTATCTTTTACCGTGGACGAACTTTTTGCTGAAATGTGGAATATTCTTTTATTTGGCAATGGGACCACGACTCAGACGCAAACAGGATCAAGTATCACAACAGAGCTACATAATGCCCCGGTACTTTTGGATCGTTCAATATTTACCGTGGAAAGCAATATTTCTTCTTTAGTGGTTACTGGTAATGCCGGCTCACCAACGTATACACTTGATACGGATTACAGTATAGAAAATGCGATTACAGGAGAGATCAAGATAATTGACGGCGGAGCTATAACAACAGGCTTAGCTCTTGAATTAGACTACACAAGTGCGGCCCGTGTCCGGGAAAAGGTTGTACCTGGTGCAGATGCAAGTGTTAAAGGTTCAGCTCGCTTGGAATTTACCGCTCAAAATGGCGATGATTTTACATGGATTATACAGAACTGTGAAGTTAAGCCAGATGGTGACAGCCCATTATCATCCACGGAAGCGTCTGAAGTATCTGTAATTCTTAATATATTGGTAGACAAAACGGTAACGCCATCAGAGCCTTTCGGCGCGGTTCTACACGGTTAATAATTTTCATAGTTAGAATTGATGGCCCCTTGTTAGCTTTTACCTACCGGCTGATGGGGGGCCAATATTATAGGGGCTTAAATGGACGCATACACAAAACCAGATAACAATAAAAAAGCACCCGTAGAAAAATTAATCAGGCAAGATGTGGAATTTTTTGAAGAATTACCGATACCTATTAACATGGCAGATGGTACCGGGTTTATAGTTTTCATGCGTTTATTAAAGGTTAAAGAAATCAATATTTTAAACCGTATTGTATACATGCAGGAACAGGACCCGAACAGCGAACAGGCCGCCGTTATGTTGATTTCATTAGCCGCTGGAACCTTAAACGTGTCAAGCGATGAAATACCAGTTGAAGCAAGTAGCGGGTTAGTTAAATACATGATTGAGTTTAATTTTCCTGAAAAAGATAGTACCTTGGATAAAAAGAAAAACGATATCCCTGGTACTAAGCTGAAGGAAAAAGATGGCCTTATAAATTGTATAGACTTTCTTATAGCCAATGGCCATAGTTACAGTGATATAATTAATTACCCGGTAAAAGTATTTGATAGTTTTATAATAACGATTGCCGAGCGGTTAGGGATTAAACAGAAACCTACAGACCCTGCGGCGGCTTTCAGGAAATTAGGACTACCTGTTAAACCAAGAGGAAATAACCAATAATGGCAAAACGTAAAGCGGAAATAAATATAACCGGCGATACTTCAGATGCACAAGCCAGTATTAACGATTTAGAGAGAGAAACCAGGAAATCTTTTGACAAAATGGCTGAAGTTGCAAAAAAAGAATCAGACGAAATAGCGGATGCGTTTAAAAAAACTGGAATACGTATGGAGAAAGATATAAAAAAATCTACCGCAGACGCCAAAGCCGCATATAAAAAGATTAAAAATAGTGGTACAGCTTCCGCCAATGATATACGGCGCGCTCACACCTCTATGACAAATAAAATAAAAAAGAATAATAGGGAATTAGCAAGTGGGAATAGTAGCCTTTTAAAATCGTTCAGAAAAATAAAAGGCGGTTTAGTAACAATGGGAGCCAAAGTGGCCACCATAGGTACGATCATAGCCGGGGCCTTTGGTGTTAAGGCTGTCAAGGAAGCTATTAAATTTGAGGACGCATTGTTAGACTTACAAAAAGTATTAAGCGATACAGAAGGAAGTGCCGAACAATTCGCAGATACATCGGAAAAGTTAGCGGTTCAATTTGGCGTGTCATCGGCGGAGGTATTGCAGAGCGCGGCGGATTTTAAACAAGCGGGGTTTGACATATCAGAAGCGTTTTTGTTAACCGAAGCGTCATTGAAATTAGTTGTAGCCTCAGAATTAGAAGCGGCGGAAGCGTCAGAATTATTAGTGCGTACCTTAAACGGATTTAAAGCTCCAGCCTCAGAAGCGGAAAGATTAATAAATATCTTAAATGCAACGTCTAATAAATACGCAACTAATGTCCGAGAGCTGGGCAACGGAATGCGTGATATTGCGCCGATTGCAAAAAAGATGGGGTTTAGTTTTGAAGAAACAGCGGGATTATTAACACCTGTTATATCTGTATTTGGTTCCGGTTCCGAAGCGGCGCAAGCTTTAAAATCAGGATTATTACGCTTGGTTGGTAGCCAGAAACCTGTTGTTGACGAATTAACTAGATTAGGTATAAGTCAAACTGATTTAAATGGCAAATTGCGATCAGGAAAAGATATCTTATTAGATGTGTCAACAGCATTTCAAACAATGTCTAATAATCAAAAAATCGCAACTACATCAATATTATCCGGTATTCTGCAAGCTGGCAAAATGTCAGAAGTTTTTGACGGGATGGGGTTGTCAATTGAAGTTACAAATAATGCGTTAAAAGATACGGATTCTATCAACAAGGAAGTCGATACTCGAATGAGCGCGACAGGTGTACAGCTTAGAAGGTTAGGTGCCGCGTTTAATAACATGGCCCAGACAATTGGTACAGAGGCATTGCCAGCAATAAAAGCCGCTATTGATGTATTGATACCATTATTCAAAGCAATCAGTTCATTTGGAATACGTACAGTTTTAGAAGTACAAAAAGCATGGTTGCAAATGTCATCAACCATAAACGATTCAATTATTGGTATTGCAAAAGTTACCGATTTTATAGGTATCACATCGGGTGCGGCAGATACCATAGCTACCGATTCAGAAGAGTTAGAGAAACGGATATCATCGGTAAATAAACGGTTAGTTGAAACTTCAACAGAAGGTATTGATAAACAGAAAGCTAAAGAGGCAGAATTAATAGCCGCCAAAGCCGCGTCTGTACAAGCTTCAGAGGCACAAAATGCCGCAAGTGAACAGCGCAAACAAAAAATGCTAGAAGAAAATGAAGTAATGTTAAAACTGGTTGATACTCTTTCAAAGGCGGCGGCGGCAAGGCAGAAAGCCGCTCAAGCTTCACAAGATTTCGTAGGTCCGTTGCAAGATTCTGATCCTAGAAAAGCTACACGGTTTGGCCCCGGATTTAATACAGGCGGACACATACCCGGTTATGGCGGTGGTGATACCGTCCCAATTATGGCGGAGCCAGGCGAACATGTTATACGTAAAGAGTCAGTAAAAAAATTAGGACGTGGAGCGGCGCAAGCGTTTAACCGTGGTGATATCGCCGGACTATTCAACGCCCTGCCAGTTCAAAAGTTTAATGAAGGCGGAGAGGTGCAGGGATCAACCAGCCCGGCGGCTAATGTAAATTTAATCATGAACGATAAATCATTCCCTGTGACAGCTACAGAAAACGTAGCGGCTGAGTTTATAAGTGAGATTAAAAATATAAATATAATTCGAAGCAGGAAGAAAAACCCGTATTGATTGAGGTATTAATATAAAATGGCTACAATAAAATTATTAGAATTTACACCAGATGTAAGTTTTAGTTTAGGTAATAAAACTTTATATTTTGAAGACGCACCGGGCGGTATGAGTTATAGTATGGAGCATCTAAACCCTGTTAATTCACGACGCACACAAGATGGTACATTGATCACCCAGACTATCAGGTTTAATAAAAAAGTCATAAATCTATCTATTTCTGTTTATGATATAGTAACCCAGGTATACTTCCAAACGCTATATGAATCAGGATACAGGACAGCATTAACTATATGGACTGAGGACAGCACCTATACTGAAATATCAGAGTTTACGGGGACGGTGCAGGTATTGTCATTTAGTACAGATAACGATCAAACTAATAATTCAAGGACTTTAAATTTAATATTATCGGAGGTGTAAACAATGGCGGGAAAATTAGTAACAGAAGGGATTACGTCACTTTTAACGTGGTATTTCGAAAATGATCAATCTGATAGGGGGGCTGATGCTCTTTATTTAGGGTTATATACTGATGCCACAGAGCCAGTTGTCGGATCAACTTTGTCCACTATAACAGAGCTTGCATTGTCAGGTTATGCAAGGATACAGTTACTTGACGCGGACTGGACTATAGTAACAGATACGGCAACAAATCTTGAAAAAACTTTCACCGCTACTACGGATTGGGGAAATGTTTATGGAAGTTTTATATGTAATGTCTCTACAGGTACAGCCGGTGAGCTTATCGCGGTCAAGCAATTTTCAGGAGCACCTTTTAACGTGTTAGACACAAAAACAGTCGCGGTAACACCAACAATGGTAGGCGTGTAATATTGTTTTCTAAAATCCGAAATACATAATCCGAAATACATAACACATAATTAAATACAATGGCTGATCATGATGATACAGGTAATTACGCGCTTGCAATAACTGACGAATCTATACAAGCTCAAACATATATTGATATAGGTAATTATGGGTTTACAATAACCAAGACTTCACCGGATGATTTCCAATTCGTTGATATAGGTAATTATGGCTTTACTATATCATACCCTGACATTGGCGTTGAGGTTTTCAATAGTGGCGTTCCGGGCTTTGTATCAGCGCAAGTGATTATCAACTCTATCAATCAATCTGAATTTATATCAGGCCGCATACAAGTCACCCGCGAGGACAATGCTGCGGCAAGGTTTAGTTTGGTTTTAAACCAAGACCCTGACGCGGCAATACCAATAAAACCAGCAAGTTTAATTAACACAATTGTGTCTATCTCATTTGGTGCAGCCGATATGTCCGGTCAAGTTTTAGATTCAATACCAATATTTACAGGCATAATAAAACGTGTGAATTTCAATGAGGACCACCAAGCATTGAACATTAGTGGTTATGATTATTCAGGCATTCATCAAACACGCGGAGAATATATATCAACTAATATAACCGATGTACATACAGGATCAATTAATGCAAACAATGCGGGGACATTATCAACCGGCCATAGTCCTATATGGGGCGTGGAGTGGGTTGGCAATGATTCAGTAATTGATGGTAGTGATTATTTTGTAAGCACAAAAGATGGTGGTATTATAATCCCTATCTCATCAAGAATCTTACAATTTCCGGGCAGTTTTAATTATACATATGCTAATAATTTTAGCACGATGAAAGATATAATCCAGAGTGTACTTAATCAAAAAAGTTGGAATATACTAGAGGACAGGGTAACTATAGAAGATTATACATCAACGTCAGCACATCCGGTTTTGAGCTTATCAAATGAAAGCGTAATTGACACAACAAGAAAATTCCTAGAGTTAAGCGGTTCTAAAGTTGAGGGGAATTTATACCCGAATTTACGTGTATATTCCGAGGTTCAAAATTGGCTATCAAGTTCAAATATTCTAACAGTTGACGAGTCGATTATTTTTGAAAACTCTTTAAATTTTACAATTGATTTTGATAATTTAATCAATGAGCAAACAACGCGATCAGTTCAAAAAGTAAACGCGGAAATTGTAATAGGGTCCGGGGAAACTATCGCGGAATACTCAGGGAGCAAGACAGACACCGATCCTAGAACCGTACAAGCTGATGTTGTATATTGGAATAATTTTGACACAACAACCCAATACGTAGTGCAAGAGCATAGGATAAGGAAACAAGGGTTAAACAGTATATCATTTACATCAACAGGGAGTTTTGATACTGCACTTGTCCCCTTTGATACATATACAAAAACAATTACCGGCGCGGATTGGTCGTTTAGTACTGACGGTGATGATTATGTTATACAGTTAAAACATAATATAGTAATGCTTGAGGGTGGTGGGGTTCAATATTGGGCTATACCAAGTTTTAATTATACATTGACTGTATTAGGGACTAAGATCAAATACGGAACGGGTACAACAGAAGCGGTGAAAGTTGTCACAGCACAAAGGCCGGTTAACGGAATAACGGCAACTATGGCCGGGGATGTTTACGAAAATCCATATATAGAAACTGATACGCATTGCCGGAATATATGTGATGCAGTTTTATTAGAGCATGGAAATCCATACACGGCACAATTTGAAATTCCTGTTTTTGAAGGGCGGACAGCGCAGATAGGTGATAGGATAGATATTGAACGTGATAGTAATATTATATTCAGTGGGATAATTAAACGGCTGCAATATTATTTAAATTTAGCAGATGGTGAAAATAGAATTGTAGTTAATACACGCGGTGTAGGGAGGGGAATATAATATGGCACCAGTTGTCACAGTAAGTTTCACGGCAGATGTAGAGTGTGGGGTTAGTCCGTTAACGGTTAATTTTACAAATACAACCACTCTTGATGCAGGGTATCAGAGGGAATGGTTATGGGAATTTGGAGACGGTGAAATCTCAGAAAGTGAAAACCCATCGCATGTATATACAGGTTCACCGGGTCAAACTTATGATGTAACATTAACTGTATTAGCTACAGACGGCGCGGCAACGGCAATAACAAGTAATGTATGGAACCCTGGCCTTGTGAGTCATACAAGGTTATACGGCACTGATACTACACCGGCTCTTGCATGGGCCGCAAGGGCTTCGTCACCATTAGCTAATAAAAATGCAGAACATACTTTAAATTTCAATGGAGCTTTGTATGCTTACACTACCGCAATCCCGATATTGACATTATTTTCAACGTCAACCGTGCCAGCGATTGTAAAGATACAAACTAAAGTATATATTGGTATCGCTAATATAATTGGCTCTATTAATATTAACGGTTATTCTATCACGCCAACGACTACAAATGTATGGCATACTATGGGCATACTAAAAGATGTAGTTTGGCCAACAGGAAAAAACGTAACAGCGGAAATTTTACCACAGGTAGAATTGCCAACTCCACCAGTGCAACAATGGGGCAATGATGCAACCTTCCAAACGCGTACATATCCGCCAACTGCAACGCAAGATTATGGAGATGCAACAGAAACGGATTTCATATCTCTAGCAGTTGTGCCAGTTGCATTATTCACCGCATTACCGTCAGCGGGAGCGAGTCCTTTAAGTGTGCAATTTACTAATACATCGATTGAAGGTTGTAACACATCACCTACATATTCCTGGAAACGTAGGATTACAGGTTCCGGTGACGCGTTTGTTGAATTCAGCACAAGCGAAAACCCATTGACAAGTTTTACAAAATCATAACTATACTATACTATGAATACGCC